TCTGGGATTCAGTCTGGACAGGCCGTCTCGAGGACGGATCACTACCCACCTATTATATTGGCGAGCCGACACCCGAGTACGCCTCGTGTACACTGATTCTTTCGACCAGCGCCTCCCCTAGCCTCCACCCCCAAGAAAACACTCTTCACTTATCCTCTTTAACAGATACCTTTCCTCATCTTGATCCTTGGACTGGCACAATCGATCATGCCGTCATTCTTCTTGCTTCCCTCCTCAGATATCGCCGCATCTATAGTGAAACCTTAACCACCGATTCCGTCAGCCGTGAGCTTCCTCTTCCTCTCTATTACATTACTTATCGAGGTGAAATCAATTGTCTACCCATGCTAAAAGCCCATCCTCTCATTCACAAGGTCATTGTCCTTGAACCCGATTCAGTCAGCTACGCGGATATCTTTCGCACCATTCAGACCCTCCCCCCCTGCCTCGTCGCCTTTGGCAATCCTAATGTATACTTGGATACCGCATGGAAAGACTTATGGTCAATTCCCATGAAGGGAACCTTGCTCGCCCTCCTCGCCTGTGAATCGAAAAATCACGACGATCCTGACGTGCAACCTATCTCAAATTCTCAAGATACTTGGGTGATTCGATCTGAAGATGTACCCGATCCATCCGCCTTTGACATTCCTCTTGGCTATTTAGGTAGTGAATCCACCTTCGCCTATCGCATGTTACAGAAACGCTTCCTGGTCGTCAATCCTGCCAGATCTCTCCTTACCTGGAAAATCCCCGCCCCCAAGACCGCCACGATGGTGAAAAGTCCAGTCTATCATTACATTCATCCAACAGGAATCAATGATATGAAACCAGTTATCACATGCCCAACCGAATCGATCACCTTAACGAGAACCGTCGAGGGTCCCGATGCGACTCGATGGTTGCATAAGATGTCAAAGAAGGGTATTATGATTCCTCTGGGAACATCTGAGTATACCTTGACGACACCGAAACCTCTCCATCTCTCCTATTGTTTTCAGACCATGTCTGGTCTCACCTTTGATGTGAATGCCATGTATATTGGAAATGCAGCAGGGGCACAGGAAGCCTGGTCACAACCCTTATATGCCATGCTTCCTACACGATCGTATTCTTCAGGATCGATTGTCCATATGAACTGTAAAAGGAGAGAAGACTATGTCCTGCATGTTCTGCCAAAAGTAGTGGATTGCCACGTCTGCCCTGATGAGTATGTCCCCATTGCCCACCTCTTTGGCCGAAAAACACTCCCCTATATCCCAGACACCTACGCTGTATTTAAGCACGCCACATGTTCTCCTGTTGATTACACGATCACCCCTGCACATATCGCCACTCTACGTGAAGCAGTGAGCTGGTCGCCGACCATTGATCCTGACCTGAGTATTGTATGTACGGGTTCTTATCCAGACGCTTTGCATCGCGCCTGGAAGGTTCGGATCCTGTATCCAACTGACTCGATTGAAGAGATTATTGGTAAAGTCACGGGTGCATGGGGTATCGTATGCACAAGTGAGACGTATCATTGGAATTGGCTCCTCCCTGAAGGCGCCCATGTCTTTGAACTCTCCGCGACGAGTGACGCAGCTCATCATCTTTCCACTGTTGCAGGTCTTCATCATATCTTTACACGCGAGGACAAACTCCTTGATAGTATCGCTGATACTTAACGTAGCTTGATACGTATACTTAATTCCCCGGTCATATAGATATGTCTATAGCACATCTTGGCTTCGAATTAGGTATGGCCGTCAGTGAATATAATCGTGGAGCTGTTGAAACGTACGATGATATCATAAAATATACCATGCTATATATACAAGAAGTGAAAAAGGGGATTGCTAATAAAACAATTTCACCAGATGAAAGTGCAGATTATTATTTGGTTATTGGACAAGCATGGGCATCGATTATAGGAACTGAATCATAGGCTTGGCGCGAACATTTTTGATGAAATCAAAAAGGTCTAATCTATTATAGATAATGGCCAGACGGATATACGATACAGACGTCATTACTCTGAGAAAAATATTTGCACTCGATATAAACAGTGCAAATTTACCTGCAAATAATATATTAATTACTGATGGAAAAGGGGGAACGTATTGGGCGCAAGGATTTACAGGAATGACGGGGATGATGGGGGTGACTGGAGCTACGGGTCCGACCGGTCAACGAGGGTGGACAGGTCCCACTGGAGAAAGGGGATTAACGGGTGCAACGTCGACTGTAACGGGTCCCACGGGTCCTACGGGGTATACGGGACCCATTGGTCTAACAGGTCCTATGTCAATAGTAACAGGTCCTACGGGATCAACAGGATATACAGGTCCCATAGGTCAGACGGGTCCAACGTCAACCGTAACAGGTCCTACGGGATCAACGGGCTATACAGGTCCCACGGGGAATACAGGACCTACCTCGACTGTAACAGGTCCTACGGGATCGACGGGACCCACAGGTTCATCGGGTCCAACAGGCAATACAGGTGCAACAGGGAATACAGGAGACACGGGTGTGACAGGTTCCACGGGTCCAAGGGGTTACACAGGTGCAACAGGTAATACGGGCAATACGGGTATGACTGGTATGACGGGTTCAACGGGAAACACAGGTCCAACGGGGAACACGGGTCCAACAGGAAATACGGGAAATACGGGTTCCACTGGTAATACGGGATCAACTGGTAATACGGGTCCAACAGGGAACACGGGTCCAACAGGGAACACGGGATCGACTGGTAATACGGGTCCAACAGGTCCCACGGGTCCCACAGGGAATACGGGAAATACTGGTAATACTGGGAATACGGGTCCAACGGGTCCAACGGGTTCAACAGGTAATACAGGTAATACAGGCAATACAGGAAATACCGGTAACACAGGTTCAACGGGTCCAACGGGAAAAACGGGGATTCAGGGATATGGTGGTCCTCGTGGAAATACGGGAGCAACAGGTCCCACAGGTCCAACAGGGGTTACCGGTGATCCAGGTCCATCTGGAGCAGTGTGGTATGGTCCCACTGGTTCCACGGGTTCAACAGGTGTAACAGGAAATACAGGTCCCACGGGCAACACGGGTCCAACAGGTCCCACGGGCAATACGGGTAACACTGGTGTGACAGGTAATACTGGTCCAACAGGCAATACGGGTCCTACGGGTCCCACAGGTAACACGGGCAATACAGGAGAAACAGGTAATACGGGTCCCACGGGCAACACGGGTCCAACAGGTAATACTGGTCCCACGGGTAATACGGGTCCCACAGGCAATACGGGTCCCACGGGTAATACAGGTAACACGGGTAACACGGGCAATACAGGGAACACAGGGGAAACAGGTAATACGGGTCCCACAGGAAATACAGGTAACACGGGTAACACGGGTAATACGGGTCCCACAGGCAATACGGGTCCCACGGGTAATACGGGTAACACGGGCAATACAGGGAACACAGGGAATACGGGTCCCACGGGTCCCACAGGAAATACAGGTAACACGGGTAACACGGGTCCAACAGGTAATACAGGTTTCACAGGATCGACAGGTAACACGGGTCCAACAGGAAATACGGGTCCAACAGGTAATACAGGTTTCACAGGAAATACGGGTCCCACAGGAAATACAGGTAACACGGGTCCAACAGGTAATACTGGTCCCACAGGAAATACGGGTCCCACGGGTCCAACAGGAAATACAGGTAACACGGGTCCTCCTGGAGTCTTACGTCCTCTGCAATCGATCTCGTATTATTTATCAACAAATATCCCTGTTACATCGACCGCGCTGATCACCTATAACAGCTTAGATGCAGCTAATTCCTATGGAACGGTCGGATTTTCGTATGCAAATGGTATCTTAAGCAATTCCTCCTCAAATACCCTCACCATTCTCATCTCTGGACAAGTAATCTCTGACAACAGAGTCTTTGATTTAAACGTTGCTCAACCCACTATAACGGTTAAAAAGAGTGGCAATTTCATCATGACATCATCTGTAATCAATTTCCAAGGAAGTGCCTTCAGTACAACTGTGGTGCTTGGAAATGCTGATACGGTGAGTATTTACTATAGTCAATTCTTTGGGACAACCGTCAATGTCCTTGGGGGACAATATAATACTCGCGTAACGTATACGCAGCTCGATACAGTACAAGGGTCAACTTTAATTGGAACAGATTTGAATAACATCGCCTACAGTCAATATGGATTTGCGACCCCTTTCATTACTATAGGACCCGCGATTTCCACTCCTGGCGCGATTGGAGGATGGCAAGTGGGTCCAACAGGAACCATGGGTAGTAATGATTATAGTTTAATGGTACAGCAACAGACGGTACAGGGTCTGACGGGTCCCATTTACAATTTAACTCCCACCTTACAACTCATTCCAGTGAATAATACGACTAGCGGCTTCATCTTTCGCCAAGTGGATCGAGGCGCTCTCTTTCTCTTAACTAGTACAAGCAATTTAGCTCCCTTTGGGATAAATGCATTAGGTGCAGCAGACGCAGGGTTCTACGTCACCCTAAAAAATGCAAATGTCGTTGCGAACAACTATAGTATAGTTGTATACGTAAATGGATCCCCTGTAACATCAACAGGAAGTGCCACCCTGAGTACCAGCGCACCAGCTATTCTCTATTGGAATGGTACAGCATTCAATCTATATGTGTAGATATAGATAGTATTCAGAATACTAAGTATATCTTTGGTTCGTATAAGATTAATTTAACGACCAGTTGAGTCCATTATAATATAGCGTTGACGTGCCAGGATTTCCTGAGGGAATAATTTCATATCCAACATTCACCGTTGGCTGATAGGTTGTATTGCTGAATATGGTATTGTTATAGGAAAGGGTGATGTTCCATTTCGTTGCTAAATAGGTTTCCACTTGTTGTCTCTGAATGGTAGGAAGAACATTACTGTAGATAACGATTTCATTGATACGTCCTGAAAAGGTTGCGCTGCTATTCGATCCAATCGTGGTGACAGAAGGGGTAAAAGAGGGGTTTGTTAGATTCGATGATGTGGCAGTACCATTGATAAATATATTCATCCCAGACGTGCTATAGGTATAGGTGGCTAAGATCATAGTATTACTTGCAAGGATGGTTGGATCACTTAGGACAGGTGTTACTTTATCTAAGGATGGAGTCATCGATGATGTTATAGTAAAGGATCGAGTATTTCCGCTACCACTGAGTAGGGGTATGCTCAAAGTCGAACTATTGATCACAGAAAAGACAAGGAACGCGGTTTCCGTTGAAGGGGTATAGGTCGTTGTGAATCGAGGGAGACTCACGGATCCATAGGAAAAGACTCCTGTTCCACTGACGGTATACTGCCCTGACTTATCTGTCCAACTACTTATGGATCCATTTACAGGAACAATACCAGTGCCGGCAGGATCGGTAGCATCTAACCAAAGAGCAAGTCCAGCTGTTTTTGGGATAGGGGTGGTTATAGCCCATTTCGTCAGTAAATACGATTCAACGGCTTGGCGTTGGGGTGTCGTGAGGGCGGAGGAATAGATGAGAATTTCATAGATGGTTACAGCATTTGATCCACCAATAACCGTGGTCGTATTTGTAAAGGTATATCCATTACTAGATGCATTCAATATTCCATTTACATATAAACTATTTGATGATGCTGTGTTTGTGATATCAACTAAGGTTATATTCGAGGTCAATACATTTGTTCCTTGTAGTGCAGTTCCACTTAGATTTGATGTTTGGAGTGCACCTTGTGAAAACTTAAGATATCTCGATGCTGTTACATTCCCAGAAAGTATGGTGGTTGTTGTAGATGGAGAGGCTGTACTAAAGACAACGAAGGTTGTTTCGGAATTTACACTTGTATACGATGATGTATAAAAGTTTGTACTGCTAACATTAACTCCTCCATTCGAATACGTAGGAGTTCCATTTGATGCTGCATTTCTTCCATTGGCTTTGTCGACCCATGTTGCAAGAGCTCCATTGGCAGGGACAATACCTGTGCCTGCAGGATCGGCTCCGTCTAGCCAAAGAGCCAGGGTTGAGTTATAGGGGAGAATAGTCCACTTTTGCATCAAATATCCTTCTACTGCCTGTCTCTGGCTTGTCGAGAGAACACTATTGTAGGTCAAGATTTCCGAGATTTTTCCGTTCAAGTAATACGGAATTGCACCCGATGATATACCAAGGCGAGTATATCCATTCGAAAAGGCAGGATTTGAAGTGTTTGATGAGGTAGCTGTCGAATTGATATAGAAATTCATGCCAGAGGCAGAGTATGTATATTCAATTAAATAATTTAGATTACTGGTTATAGGGGTTGTATCTGTTAATGGATACGTGATAAAACTCTGACTTAGCCCCACCGTCATAGGTAGATTCGAACTGATCACGTTCAGGGATCGACTTCCAGTTGTATCAGTATCAATGAGTGACGAGCTGAGCGCAGAATTCGAATTTACCATAGAAAACACGAGAAATCCTGTTTCGGCTGCGGGGACTTGATAATTGGTTGTATAGTATGTTGACGTTCCATTAAAAACGATACCATTCGAAAATGTTCCACTCCCTGTTACAGTATATCCATTCGCCTTATCTGTCCAGTTTGATATGGTGGTTCCTAAGGCTGGGGCGACCCCTGTTCCATACGGGTCTGCCCCATCTAGCCAAAGTTGGAGAGTCGAGAAGACAGGCAGACCTGTCATAATCACAGGGATGGTGCTGGGAACTGGAGGAGTAATATAATTCGTATTGATATAGATAGGTGGACTTGAAGTGGAGATAGCTGGATTTGCCAACCATTTTGTGGTTAAATACTGCTCAACACTTTGTCTCTGTGCGGTAGTGAGTACAGTATTGTAAATAAGAACTTCAGAAATACTACCAGATAGATAAAAACTTGGATTAGGACTGGCTAAATATCCAGCACCGATATAGGTAACACCAGCAGTAAATGCGGGATTTGTAGTATTACTCGCAGTAAGATTACCATTCATATAGATATTAATTCCAGAACTAGAATAAGAGGTGGCAGCAAGATATGTAACGCCCGTGGTAACTGGGTAAGTATTTATTAATCTCCATGCAACGGCTGAGCTTGCCAAAGAGGGACCCGCACTAGAGGAATACACTTGAAACGAACGACCTCCTTGGGCTGACGTATCAACTAAGGCCGCTTGTGCAGTACTCGTTAAGGAAAAGACAATAAATATAGTTTCAGTGCTTGGAGAGGATGTATAGTTCGTTGTATAGTACTGAGATGTTCCGTTAAAGGAAATTGATTTCGAAGAGGAATTATACACAGGTGACCCTACTCCAGTAGCATTTCTCCCATTTCCTGATTTATCGACCCAGGTTGCAAGAGCCCCCGTGCCAGGAACCACGCCTGTCCCTGCAGGATCTGCCCCGTCTAACCATAGAGCCACCCCTGCATTATACGGAAGAATACTCCACTTTTTCATCAAATATTGTTCCACACCTTGTCTCTGTGCTGTACTCATTGCGATATTATAAATGAGGACTTCAGATATAGTCGCTGATGAATAGTCACCGCCAATTCGAGTTGTACCATTACTATACAGTGCTGTTTGTGCTGATCCATCAGATTGTCCACTTATATATAGTGTTGACATATTATTTGCTATAACTTCCGCTAATGTTTGTCTATTTATTACTAAAGAGGAAGAAGAAACTATTGTATTAGATCCAGGAACTCCTAGAACTATTGAACTACCGTATTGCATATGGATATATCTATACAAACCTGAGCTTCCCCGTACTAAGGTTGGTGCAGGAGTATTATTTGTTATAGTAAAGACAATAAATATTGATTCAGGATTTGCGAGTGTAGTATAGGGAGATGTATAGAAATTGGTTGAACTCGTATAAACTTTTCCGTTGGAAAGGGTAGGAGTTCCTGTGGCCACCGCATTGTATCCATTCGCTTTATCCACCCAGGTGGCAAGAGTTCCATTCGCAGGAACCACGCCTGTCCCTGCAGGATCTGCTCCATCTAACCATAACTGAAGGCCTGTATTCCATTTATTTTGTAAATAATTTTCAATGATTTGTCTCTGTGTATTTGTCAAGATACTATTGTAAATAAGAGTCTCGTAGATGATTCCGTTAAATAGAACTGTTGATCCAACAGGTGACCCTCCTATCGTTGTATTTCCTGTAGAAAAAGCAGGAGCCCCAACGGATGTTGCAGTATTACTTCCATTTACATAGATGTTGACTCCATTTGAATTATATATAGATTCAATTAGATATTTTGCAAAACTTGTAACACTGGTGGTATCGGTGGCGATAGATCCACTTGATCCACTTATATTTACATGTAAAGGAGAACCCGTAAAGGATAGCGTTCTCCCCCCAACGGTAGAGGTTGCAACGATAAAATTAGATGTCGATGCATTAGCAAGTGTCATCGATGCAAGAATAAATACAGTCTCAGCAGCCCCTGGTGTATACGTTGATGTATAATATCCTCCATTTAACACAATGCCATTCGAATATGTTCCAGTCCCTGTTACAGTATATCCATTCGCCTTATCTATCCAGGTAGTAATCGATGTTCCTAAGGCTGGGGCGACCCCTGTTCCATACGGGTCTGCTCCATCAAGCCAGAGCTGGAGACCTGGGATACCTGCTAAGCTTGGCTGCGTTCCTGCTTTGACATAGGTAAAGAATCCAGGAGTAATATTCGAAGGATTGATATAGGTGGGACTTCCCGTTAGGACCAAGGTATTTCCAAGATTTGATTGAGTTATATTTACTTCTCCTTGTACAATTTGAATGGGGGAAGCTGATGTTGCGCTTGATAGTGTCAATGTTCCAGTGACATAGAGGGTGGGTAATGTAATACCGTTATTTGATGCCGTTATTGAGGATACAAAGGATGAATTACTATATACTCCTTGGGTGACGATACTTCCTTGAGCGGCAGATACAATAGGTATTGCTGATGGAAGAGAACCGGTGGGACCCGTGTTCCCCGTGGGACCCGTGGGACCCGTATTCCCAGTGGGACCAGTATTTCCCGTTGAACCTGTTGGACCCGTGTTGCCAGTGGATCCCGTGGGACCAGTGTTCCCCGTATTCCCTGTATTGCCAGTATTTCCTGTGCTGCCCGTGGGACCCGTGGAACCCGTGGAACCTGTTGGACCTGTTGGACCCGTTGGACCAGTGAAACCTGTAGGACCTGTGTTACCCGTGGGACCCGTGGGACCTGTTGAACCCGTGTTACCCGTGAAACCTGTGGGACCAGTATTCCCTGTATTCCCTGTGTTCCCTGTGTTACCCGTGTTCCCTGTATTCCCTGTATTGCCTGTGTTCCCCGTATTTCCCGTTGAACCTGTGGGACCTGTTGAACCTCTCGGACCCGTTGAACCTGTGTTCCCTGTATTGCCCGTATTCCCCGTGTTTCCAGTGGGACCTGTATTCCCCGTGGGACCCGTGGGACCTGTGTTCCCCGTGTTTCCAGTGTTCCCCGTGGAACCTGTATTCCCCGTGTTTCCTGTATTCCCTGTGTTCCCTGTGTTCCCTGTGAAACCTGTGGGACCTGTGGATCCTGTGTTCCCTGTGTTCCCCGTGTTCCCTGTGTTCCCTGTGTTCCCTGTATTCCCCGTGTTTCCTGTATTCCCTGTGTTCCCTGTGTTCCCTGTGGGACCTGTGGAACCTGTGGATCCTGTGGGACCCGTGGGACCCGTATTACCCGTGAAAGAAGTATTGCCCGTTGGACCCGTGGGACCTGTATTACCAGTGGGACCCGTTGGACCCGTGGGACCTGTGTTACCCGTGTTGCCCGTGTTGCCCGTGTTGCCTGTGGGACCTGTGTTGCCTGTTGAACCTGTGGGACCCGTCATGCCTGTGGAACCCGTGTTCCCTGTTGCACCCTGGTCGGCTCCCGTAAATCCGGCATATGCTATATTTGAATATGGATTTGCCCCATCTCCAATTTTAATATAGTTTGTATCAGTTTCTACTGCAAGTTCCCCAAGCGAGAGGATTCGAGTATCAGTCAACCATCCGGATGCCGTATTTCTCAAAAGTTGCAGTGAAATATTTGACATATCTATACCATAGCCTTGTTTTATAATAGACGCTACTGTAGAAATGGCAAATTCGAATATTTCGGTTCTGTTTCGGCGAAATACAACAGTAGGTTGGTCAACCCAATCTCTACTTCCTGGAGAACTAGGAATCAATACGGATACAGAATCGTATTATGTAAATACATCATTCACCCCTCTTCAATACAGCAGTCTTGGACCATCAAATGTCTTTCAACTCTCACCAACAAACTCAACCGGTTTTACAGGGAATACAGGTTCAACTGGAAACACGGGAAACACAGGATCGACAGGTTCAACGGGAAATACGGGGAACACGGGCAATACGGGTCCCACGGGTCCCACTGGCAACACTGGCAATACAGGGAATACAGGCAATACGGGTCCCACGGGTCCAACAGGTCCCACGGGTCCAACAGGTTCCACAGGTCCCACAGGATCAACGGGTCCCACAGGGAACACAGGTCCCACGGGCAATACGGGTTCCACAGGATCCACAGGTCCCACAGGTTTCACAGGGAACACTGGCAATACAGGTCCCACTGGTAATACGGGTTCCACAGGTCCCACGGGGAACACGGGTAATACAGGTTTCACGGGCAACACGGGTAATACGGGTAACACAGGTAATACAGGGAACACGGGTACCACGGGTCCCACAGGATCCACTGGCAACACAGGCAATACAGGCAATACGGGGAACACGGGTTCCACAGGATCCACAGGTTCCACAGGTTTCACGGGTAACACGGGTTCAACAGGTCCCACTGGGAATAAGGGTCCCACAGGTTCCACGGGGAACACGGGTCCCACAGGTTTCACAGGGAACACAGGGAATACAGGCAATACAGGGAACACGGGTCCCACAGGGAACACGGGCAATACAGGAAATACAGGCAATACAGGCAATACAGGCAATACGGGCAATACAGGGAACACGGGCAATACAGGTTTCACGGGGAATACAGGTAATACGGGGAACACGGGGAATACAGGTCCCACAGCTTCCACAGGTTTCACAGGGAACACAGGGAACACAGGTCCCACAGGCAATACAGGGAACACGGGTCCCACAGGCAATACAGGCAACACAGGTCCCACGGGTTCAACAGGCAACACAGGTCCCACAGGTTCCACAGGGTTCACAGGTTCAACGGGTCCAAGTTCGACCTTCATTCTTAATGCACCATCATCCACCGCAAATATGAATCTAATCTATTTTTCGACTATTCTCTACTCCGCCAGTAACGTGTTTTTAAGTAACACGACTCTCACGACATCAAATATAACAGCATCCACGATTTACGCTCCATCGACCTTGTATACAGTATACAGTACAATCGCCTTAACAAATTCACTCTATGGCTCAACCTTTGCCCTATCAAATCAACCAACCATTACTTTTTCGAGTTCACTCACGTATCCCTTTTACATGTATCTGAAAAATGTAAGAGGATCCCTCATAACAATAAGCTTAACCAATACCTCCACATCAAGTACAGTCATTCCTTATGGTCCCGCATTGTCGAATCTTTATCCATCGACAAATCCTACGGGGAATACCCCTCAAGTTATTTTATATGCAACTAGTTCTACATCATGGTTTTTATACTAACTATGTATACGTTCATATAAGACATCCATTTTACTATCTAATCCTAGTAGAATCGATGTCAAACGTCCGTCTTCTGTTTCGTACGGGGTTAGCCAATACATTAAGTAATGTATTACCCGGCGAACTGGTTATTTTATATGATGAAAATTCAATACGCCTCAATACAACAACTGGAACGATTGCACCTGGATCGAATGTTCCGTATTTACTTGGTGGGAGATCCTACACTGGTTTCACAGGCAATACGGGCAATACAGGCAATACGGGGAACACGGGTCCAACGGGTTCCACGGGTCCCACAGGGAACACGGGGAACACGGGTCCAACAGGTCCCACAGGGAACACAGGGAACACTGGCAATACAGGGAACACAGGGAACACTGGTCCCACGGGTCCCACGGGTCCCACAGGTTTCACAGGGAACACAGGGAATACTGGCAATACAGGGAACACGGGTCCCACAGGGAATACGGGGAACACGGGTCCCACAGGTTTCACAGGGAACACAGGCAATACAGGGAATACAGGGAATACGGGTCCCACAGGTCCCACGGGGAACACGGGCAATACAGGTTTCACGGGCAACACGGGTAATACGGGTAACACAGGGAATACAGGTTTCACAGGCAACACGGGTTCCACAGGTCCCACAGGGAACACAGGTCCCACGGGTAATACAGGCAATACAGGTTTCACAGGCAATACAGGCAACACAGGTCCCACAGGGAACACGGGTCCAACGGGGAATACGGGCAACACGGGTCAAACGGGTCCCACGGGTTCCACAGGGAATACGGGTCCTACTGGTTTCACGGGTAACACGGGATCAACAGGTTCCACGGGTCCCACGGGTCCCACGGGTTCCACAGGTTTCACTGGTCCAACGGGTCCAACAGGTTCCACGGGCAATACGGGCAACACGGGTCCCACGGGGAACACTGGCAATACAGGTCCTACTGGAAATACAGGCAATACAGGCAATACAGGGAATACAGGGAATACGGGCAATACAGGGAACACTGGGAATACGGGGAATACAGGCAAGACGGGTTCAACAGGGAATACTGGCAATACAGGCAATACGGGTCCCACAGGTCCCACGGGTCCAGCGGGGGTATCCTTCACTGGACCAACTGGATCAGGAGGAACCTTACTCCCAATGCTTCCGTTAGCTACAGAGTTTCTAACAGGCTACACTACAAGCGTAAACTATACACCCAATATAACAGCTCAAGCCACGTCAATGACTGTTCCAAATGTCACGGTAACATCCCTAACGGGGAATGTTGTCCACACTCCTTTTACAGTCACCCCTATCACCTATAACCAATCAAGTAATACTGGATCGAATACTTTATTCATGATTCAAAATCGTACATCGAGTTATCCCGTAACCATAGGATCTGTTACGAACATCCCTCTTAATGGCGTGTTTACGCAAATGCTTGTTCACCCATCAGGATGGTCGTATCTGTATTCAGATTCAAATTTCCTTTATTCAACTCCTTCTAATTATATTTATGCGTACAATCTCAGTACAGATAGTATGTTTCTTACAGGCATTACGTCTGTGAATCATATGGCGGTTGATCCTCTTGGCAATATCTTTATCTCTTCTCCCTCGACTATTACCAAGTATTCCGTTGATTCTACCACGGGGACATTAAGCTCTCTCTTTAGCTGGACAGTGCCGATAACAGCTAAAGTATATGCTACTGTTGGATATGTTTATGCCTATACATCGAATAGTATACTTAGGTATTCGAATCGAAACGTCAGCTATCTAGGAACGACGCTCACCTTATCCTCAAATATGTATTCAAATGATGGTACGCTGGTAGGGTTGTCTGCAAATGCGAATGATACTGTCCTCTATTTAACAACATCAACCTCTAATGTCTATTCATATTCAATCACTTCCACAAAGCTTGGCACCTTCGGTCTGGCCAATGCTCCCTATGTTGATGCCTATACAAACACCTTATACACAACGATTCCTCGATCAAATACTATTCTAACGATCCCTCTCGATGGAAGCGCTGGGGTCAGCAACACTCTCGCTCTTACAATTTCCATCCCAGCACTGTCGGTATATAGTACGCTAGCAAGCATGACTCCCTATGGGTTAGTCTATTCTCCTTCTATCGATACAACGTATTTGACAACAACAACTTCACTTATGCGAATCAATCCATCTGGTGAAGTTACAATTATTGCATCAGGACTTAGTAATGCCCGAGGGATTTGCATTGATACTATTGGATCAAATCTTTACATTGCCGATTCTGAAAATAATGCAGTTAAACAATATTCTCTCAGTGCACAAACCTTGAGCAGCTTTGCAACTGGATTAAATAATCCAGTTGGTATTGTCTGCGATCCTACCTATTTATATGTGGCTGATACGAATAATCATGTGATTAAACGCTATACGATTGCAACAGGATCTAGCTCGATGACTATTATTGCAGGATTAAATGCTACGGCTGGATCGACGTATGGAATCGGATCTGCCGCGCGGTTCAATAGTCCTACCTATATGGTAATCGATTCTAATTACTCAAATATATATATTGCAGAGTATAATAACTTTGATGTTCGTCAACTCACGCTATCGACCTCCCTAGTGAGTACTCTAGTGGGAACAACTGGACAAGTTGGGAATGATTCCTTACACTTTAACAATCTTCAGGGATTAGCGATTTTGTCCAATACTCTTTATATTGTTGATTCAACAAATAATACCGTGCGCAGAACTCCGCTTGTATCAACTATCCCCCAAGTCACCACTCTCGCAGGAACAGGGGTGGCTGGAGGAAATAATGGAGCAGCAAATGTCGCGACATTTAATGCTCCATCTGCAATGTGTACAGATGGAACAAATATATACGTCTGCGACAGGGATGGTAATCAAATACGAAAGATTACTTCAACAGGAACCGTCTCTCTTGTTGCAGGGAGTGGCTCAGCAGCATTCGCAGATGGAACCGGATCTGGTGCATCATTCAGTGGTCCTCAAGGAATTTGCATCGATTCTACCTTTACTAATCTTTATGTGGCTGATAGTCAGAATATAAGAATTAGAAAAATAGTTATTATCTCGGGAGCAGTATCAACTATTGCAGGAACAGGGGTACCAGGATCGACGGATGGAGCAGGAAGTTCAGCGACATTTACTTACCCCATAGGAATTGTATTTGATTCAACAGAAGCAAATCTATTTATAGGGGATTATCCAAGTAGAATAAGAAAATTCGAATTATCAACTTCGACTGTATCAACATTTGCGACAAATGTTACTAGCTCATCAGGTTCAACCTACGTAAATTATTTAGCTGTCGATAAACTAAATAATGTATATGCAGCTTCATATGATCGAATTAATAAATATACCAGTAGTGGAGTACAAAGTGTATTTGCAGGAGCGGAGCGTGGATCAACAGATGGAGCAGTATCTGTTGCTCGATTTAAAGGCATCGCACAAATAACTATTGACCCATTAGGAATTTTATATGTATGTGATCTACCTAATTATTCAATTCGAAAAGTCTTATCAAATGGATACACAACGACAATTGCGGGAATTCCAGGTGTTGCAGGATTCATAAATGGTCCCATGAATTCTGCAACATTTAATTATGCTGGTGGAATCTGTATTGATTCAAATGGAAATAATATGTATATTGCAGATACTGCAAATAATATCATCCGTAAAATTACCCTCCAGAATATCCAGGTGAGTACAGTAGCAGGAAGTACCTCTGGTTTCGCAGATGGATCAGGTGGACTCTTTGCCAGCCTTTATGGTATTTGTGTTGATGCGTCAGAAACTATTTATATTGCGGATGGTACGAATAATAGGATACGTAAAGTTAGTAATGGTGTTGTCTCAACCATAGCAGGTAGTACTTCAGGATTATCAAATGCAAATGGAACCAACGCAAAGTTTTCTACCCCCTATGGCGTCTGTATTGATGCTCAAGGAAATCTGTATATTGCTGATACAGGGAATAATGTGATTCGAAAAATAGATACAAATTCGAATGTGTCAACCTTCGCAGGAAATGGTTCTGCATCAAGCACTGATGGTTCACTCGCATCAGCATCATTCAACAATCCTAAAGGAATATGCATTGATTCCTCAGGTATTCTCTATATATCTGACTCATTAAGTCATAAAATCAGAAAAATTAGTAATGGTGTTGTATCAACTGTCGCAGGATCAGGTGTGGCTGGATCAAATGATGCAGTAGGATTAAGTGCGACCTTTTATACTCCTACAGGAATATGTGTTGATTCTTCATCAAATCTCTATGTTACTGAAGATTTTTATAGTAAAATTAGAAAAATCGATGCAAGTTCAAATGTGACCACCCTCGCAGGAACGACAGGAGGAGGTGTACTGAATGGACCCGCATTAACTGCACAATTTTATAGACCAAGAGGAATATGTGTGGATCCTTCAGGAATTGTCTATGTATCAGATGAACAAAATAGTACAATACGAAAGATTTATAATGGATATGTAACAAGCGTTTCAACCAGCGTCAGTTTTCCTTGGGGGATTGCAATAGCATCTTCAGGGAATTTATATATTGGAGATTCTGGAAATTATCAACTCAAAAAAATCACAGGTCTCCAATACATTCCTCAAACGACTCTGGTGGCTGGATCGACGGCAGGATCAACTAATGGAGTTGGTTCGGCTGCCCAGTTTAATGCTCCTTCAGGAATAACTGTACAAGGATCAAATCTCCTTATTGCCGATGTATCAAATAAATTGATTCGACAGGCAACCCTCCCTGTTAATCTAGGAGCAATAACAACATCCTCTACTGTGACAACGTATGCTGGAACAGGAAACGCTGGACCGTCAAGTGGTGTTATATCAGGTGTCGCCTTCAATACTGCAAATTCTGTTCTTTATTCTCCATTTACATCAATTATCTATGTAACCACGGCAACAATGATTCGTGAAATAACCCCTGTTGGACTTATTACCACCATAGCAACTGGATTTAATAATCCACGGCAAATGTGCATCGATACTCAAGGCTCAACTCTATACGTTGCTGATTCAGGAAATAATGCGATCAAACAAATGATCTTAAGTACTTCTGCAGTCTCCACCTTTGCATCAGGATTGAATAATCCAACAGGAGTTGTCTGTGATACAACAAACCTATATGTATCAGATAAGGGTAATCATGTGATTAAACGCTATACGATTGCAACAGGATCTAGCTCGATGACTATTATTGCAGGATCGAATGGTGTCTCTGGAGCCACCTATGGCATCGGATCTGCCGCGCGGTTTAATGGTCCTGGTGAGATGGTCATTAATTCTAATTACTCGACTATATATATTAGTGAATCTGGAAATTTTGATGTTCGACAACTGACGCTATCGACCTCCCTAGTGAGTACTCTGGTGGGAACAACTGGACAAGTTGGAAATGATTCCCTTCATTTTTCGAATCCATGGGGTCTGGCTTTACTATCAAATACACTCTATATCACAGATTCCTCAAATCATACTGTGCGCAGCACTCCTCTTTTGTCGAATTTTCCCCAAGTCACCACTTTAGCGGGATCTGGGGCAGCAGGAGCAACAAATGGAGCAGGAACGTCTGCGACATTTAATGGAATATCATGTGTATGCACAGACGGAACCTTTGTCTACGTTACTGAGCAAGCTCCCAATCACTGTATACGAAAGATTGATGCCAGTGGGAATGTAACAACCTTTGCAGGAAGTAATACTGTTCCTGGATTTGCGGAGGGCGTAGGGACAGCTGCACGCTTAAATTATCCTTATGGACTATGTTATGACCCCGTACGATCAAATATATATGTATGTGATTCGCAAAATTATAGAATTAGACAAATTTCGACGGGATCATCAAATGTGACAACACTGGCAGGAAGTAATGTAGCTACGACGGTCGATGGAATAGGAAATGCTGCAAGATTTGGCAATCCTGTTGGCATATGTATAGATAGCACATCAACCTATTTATATGTAATGGATAATGGTCGACATATAAGACGGATTACAATTGCTACAGCAACGGTGCTGAATCTTGCGGCCTCAAATGTCTTTACTGCTGGACTTGGATACCAAGATGGTCCCCTTTCATCTGCAAAGTTTAATTCTTGGTCCCTTTGTATTGATTCTCCAGGATCAAATATATATGTAGCAGATATTTCGGGTAATCACGTGATCCGAAGAATAGCTTTAAGTAATGCGAATTTACCTACTTCTGTTGTGACAACCTTCGCGGGATTAAATGCTAATTCGGGAAATGTTGACGGGCTATCAAGTTCTGCAAGGTTTAATAATCCATCTTTTATTACAATTGATTCATCAGGGATACTCTATGTTCTTGATAATGGAAATCATAGTATTAGAAAAATATTATCCAATGGATATGTTACTACGATGTCAGGAATAACTGCAAGTAATACAAATGGATCAATAAATTCAGCTCAATATAAATTTACAATAAATCCACATGGACTCTGTATTGATGCTGAAGCAGCAAATATGTATATTGGCGATGGTGGAAACAATCTCATCCGTAAAATCTCTCTCCAGAATATTCAGGTGAGTACCGTTGCATCAAACTTAATAGGGCCTCAGTCTGTAGCATTTGATTCATTAGGAACGATGTATATAGGAGATAGGCATAATGTGCGAAAATTCAGCAATGGGGTCGTCACAACGTTTGCAGGAAACGGTACAGCAGACACAGTAGATGGACAAGGAACGAATGCATCATTTAATACTATATATAGCATATGCGTAGATGCTTTAGGGAATATCTATGCGGCCGAGTTCATAGGATGTTGTATTCGTAAAATTACACCAAGTGGATATGTAAGTACATTAGCAGGTGTTGGGGGTTCACCTGGATTTCAAGATGGACAAGTGACGGCTGCTCTATTTAGTTATCCAACAGGTATATGTATTGATTCTTCAGGAATTATCTATGTTGGAGATGCAGGTAACTATAGAATCAGAAAGATTGTGAATGGACTCGTCTCAACCGTCGCTGGGTCTAATACAAATGGAAGTAATGATGGTCAAGGAACTGCTGCTCGTATGGCGTATGCCTATGGATTGTCTATAGATTCATCAAACAATCTTTATTTTGCTGATCAATATTATCATACTATTCGTAAAATCGATGCATCTTCTAATGTAACTACACTAGCAGGAGTTTCTGGCGTGGCTGCATATGAAGATGGACCTGCGTTCTCTGCAAAGTTTTCTCAGCCAACAGGAACAGCTGTTGATCCATCGGGAATTCTCTATATTTCAGATTATATCAATAGAAGAATACGAAAGCTCTATAATGGGTATGTGACAACAATCGCAGGAGATGGCAACAGCAGCCCATTTCGAGATGGTTCAGGGTCGAATGCCACATTTGCAGGAGCTTGGGGACAGGCATTTGATGCTTCAGGAGATCTGTATATTGCTGATCAATACTTCGGTAGTATCAGAAAGATCACAGGTCTCCAGTATATCCCTCAAACGACTCTGGTGGCAGGATCTACCGCGGGGTTTTCAAATGCTGCAGGGGCGGCGGCGCAGTTTAGCAATCCTTTAGGAATGACAATAAATACGAATATCTATGGGAAAAATATTCTGGTGGCCGATTCAGGAAATAATGTCATTCGAAATATTTCTATCCAGAATCCTATAAATAGTCCAGCCGCCCTGAGCAGTCCACTTGCGAGTAATATGGTGACAGTCTATGCAGGAACCGGTGATAATTCAAATGTCGATGGTAATATGCCTATGTCAAGTAGTAACATCCTCACTAATCCACAGACACTGACTCTGTATTCAAATTCTCTCTACACGGTGATGAATGGAGGATCTGTCTCTGCCATCCAGAAGATTCCTCTCACTTATCCAACCACGACCTTTACGTTTTCTAATACCTCGAATGTACAGATTCAAAATACAACAGGAAGACCCATTACCGTGGCAGTACCAGGGGCGACAGTGAGCAATGCTGTCATTACATCAATTCCTAATATGACCGATATGAAAACCTTGACTGGATCAGGAGCAAGTTATACGGTTATCTAGTTGCAGCTTATCCCCGCGCCAAGGAGCTCCCATTTTCCTCTTTCTCCAAATAAATGGAGGCAGTCCAATCACTACGGCTTCAAGGAAAACCTGCCGAGGCTTGGGAAGCATATAAGCAAATTGTTCAGCAAGGCCAAGGGCAAGAAGCCGCTCTCGCCTATGAACGAAGTATTCTCAGTTACTATGTGGGTATTCCAAAAGAAGAGGCCTTGCTTGATTTCATGACATCCTATTCCAAATATAAAAATATAGAGTATAACAATCTCCAGTTCTACGTGATTCCCTTCCCCTCCACGATCACCCCACTCCCTGTTACAGAGGTTCCAGACTTTCTCCCTACCTCGACGTCAATTCTTCCTCTCTCCACTGGCTTTTTGCTGAATATTCGCTACGTGAATTATCGGATCCAATCGAACGGATCCTACCTCATGTCAGAAAACGGCTCCCTCAGTCCTCATGCACATCTGAGGACGCGGAACTTTTCGATGGCGACTGATTTTACCAGTTTCTCATCTCAAACGGAAATGACGATTCCCGTCCCTCCACCTCATGATAGACATATTCACGGTATTGAAGACATTCGTCTCTTTCGCAAAGGCGCGACGATCTATTGGTCAGGAACGACCTGCGAATATTCCCATAATGGACTGATTCAAGAAAGTCAGGGGGTATACGATCTGGAAACACATACCTTGAGCCATATCACTCCCATGCATTCTCCACGTAATGCCCATGTCGAAAAAAACTGGATCCCTCTCAATCGAGCCTATGAAGACGACTCACGCTTCATTTATTCCTGGCATCCTCTCACGATCGGCAGAGTGACGGACGGCCATTTTCATACGGAACGGGAAATCCCCACCCCCCACTTTTTCCAGCATGTGAGAGGATCTTCGACTCTCGTCTGGCAGAATGCATTGTATACCATGGTACATTGCGTGATAGAAACCTGTCCACGAAAATATTATCATCTGTTGGTCAAGTTAAATGACGACTATTCTATTGCCGCCTATACTGTCCCGTATTACTTTGTCAAGAATCAAATCGAATATACGCTTGGAATACATATCCAAGAGGATACGCTAATCTGTATTGCATCACAGAACGACTGTGATCCGATTGTGGCTCGCATTCGGATGAAGAGCTTGCTTTGGTTAGAGCCCTGAACCTTAGGCTCAAGCCTCAGGCCGAAAGCCCTAACCGTGCATGCACGTCCCGCTGTCCTCTCGTCGGGTAAGAATGAAATACGTAATACCCATTATGAGTCTTACGAAATCCATGTCTCTCATACCACGAAATCAGGCTCTCCCTCTCAGGATAGAGATGCAGACTCCCTTTAGCAGCATAACACTGTTCCACCAGCTCAACTAAGAACTGTGTGCCCACCCCACTTCCACGACACTCTTCTGCCAGCCCAACATAGTCAACATACAAACTCTCCTTTGAGGATTTGTGATACGAGGCAATACAAAAGCCGATGAGAATCTTTCCCACAAAGAGTCCCATTGATTTCTCTCGACATCGCTCTCTCCATGAGATCATTAAATCCCCCACGGGGATGGTAAAGATCTGTCGAAAGAGCGCCTCTACCGCATCATAATCCTCTTCAACTAATTGGCGTGTCTCCATAGACTCGTCGACAGCAGGTCTCGACGGTTCAATTTTTTTGGCCTTTGCCCCCATTAAAATCCAATCCATTCCAGCGACTTGTTCCGTATCGTGACTGCAGAGGGGTTCGCATCCATTTGGCTCACGTAAAATACGTAGTCATCCCCTACCTTGCGAAAGGAGATACAGTATTCAACAGAAGCGGAATAAAAGACAAAAGGAAGACTGATCCGCAAGGGCTTGTAGGCAAGATCTAATTCCACGAGACAATGGTAATATTTCCTCGGCTTAGAATATTCTACAAAATGAGTCAGCGCCATATATCCCTGTGGCAAGGCGATACACGCTGATCCACGCAAGAGTTGAAAGAGGGGAGGGGTCTCGTGTGTTAGTTGAATACGCAGAGTCGATCCATTCACGGATCCAATGCGCAGAGGAAACCAGTCATAGATGAACATCCCCGTCTTAGGGAGAGGAATCCAGTTCTTTTCACAATCGCGGTCAAAGGGAGACTTGAGCACCGTAACGTCGGTGTATGATGTGCCATCGTAGGCCGCGCTCACTTGACAGACGCGACCAGCGTCATATTCGCGCACTGACGTCGCAATACACCGCAGCCCGTCGTCGCGGTACAGCCGCACATCCTCTAACCCCTTCACGGAGGAATCGGCTTTCGGAAGCCCAGGATCCTTCATCACGGTAAACTCGCCCGTCTCCAGATTCACGAAAGCATTCTGAGTATCGACAGGACAGTCGCGCGTCTTATACTCGCCATTCTCCATCCAGTAATTAATGTACCGCACATTCGCCATGGGGTAGACATCGATCGAAATCGCGGAAGGAGTATAGCCAGGGAAAGGACTCGGTAAAGTCAAGCGTTCTCCTTGTCCTATGGGCTTCATATAGAAATGTAAATTCTGGAGAACATTGTCACGATGTTCCAGGCCGCGCATGAGGTAGCGAAAGGAACTTCGCAGCCCCACCCGCTTATCCTCGTGTGTATAATACTCGACAATACTTGCCTCATAATCAAATAGTCCCTGATAGACATTGGCTTCAATAAAGAGGCAATCATTCACGGGATAGGGAATTCGAAGCCCCTGTTGAATATAGTGGTACGCCTTGTAATGTTCTCCCACGGTACGGAAATGCTGGGCGAGTTTATAGATACTCTCTGATCGTTCCTTTCGGTACTGATACGCCCGTAACATCCAGGCTTCGAATTCAATCATATCTCCAATGCGCTTATATAAGTCGCCTATGGAATAATAGGAAAACCAGACTTCCTCGTACCATCCCCCCTGGGCAATCCTCTTCTTATACTGTTCAATTGACTCCAGATTCATATTCAGGCAGCTATAGGTCTGAGCAAGATAGAAGGTGTAGCGCACATTATCAGGCTCCTTCTTCAATCCCTCCTCTAACAGAGCTCGATCACGAATGAATTTATCCGCCTTACACCCCCCATCATTCTTATCATCAATATAACAGACGCTTTTGTCCAGGGATTCGGTATTTCCATCCCAGTATTCATGTGTAACACCGACACATTTCCAATTATAATCCATGCGAAGAAGACGGGCATTCATATACTCGAGATTCCCGTTCTTTTGAAGTGCCCTGTAGCCCAGCGCCCCCAGACGTTCCTCCCTGAGCCGATGATTCACAAACACCATGTCAGCATCAATCAGGAGCCCGTACGTTTCCTCAAGACAGTACCTTCGGCAAAAGTCCTGGGCGCGCTGGAAGGACACTGTGCGATTGTGCCCGAAATTCTGCCAAGGTTCCTCCGTTACACATCCATCATGTGTCTTCAGAAACTCTTTGGCAATCTCCACTGATCGATCAGTGGATCCAGTATCTAAGATACAATAGGCATCCACAGTATCCTTCAGCGATTCCAGACATCGCAAGAGAATTTTCTCCTCATTCTTAATCATAAGAATAAGAACAAACTTCATTCTTCCTCTGTAGTTAAATATGTTGTTTAGACCAATGCTTCAGTATAATATTTCAACATAGAGTGATACAGTTGTTCAATGCGCCGATCTTCTTCCTCTGGTTCATTATGTATAGTGGGTACAATCGATTTAATAGGAGCAAGAGATAAGATATCTACCCCAGAGGCTTTCGATGGGACATCGAGAAAAAGAATATGGGCAAACTCGGAACTTAAGATACTATGTGAGTGGAGGGGATTACTGAAATAATAGATCGATGGAATTGTCTTTGATTCGGTATTAAATGGCCAAGGAAGTTTTTTATGGCCAAAGATAAAAACCAACATGGTACAGATAATGGTTAACGGTTGAGTCAGAAAGATCGTGACTAATTCCGTCGATCCGTAACTGATTAATATCCCTTCGCCCACGGAATTCGAATGAGCTGAGGCAAAGAGCAGGAGATAATTCAAGCACCAGCCAATCCACCCAAGGGAACTCAGAAGAAAGATCCATCCCTCAACCGTGTGGCAGGGTAAACGTTCCCAGCCCATTCCATAGGTTCTGAACTTGGGATAGTCTTTCTTAATACACTCTGCTAATTCGCGAAGAATCACTGCGCGCTCTTTAGGTGGCTTAACCTCGACTTCAGATCTCCATTGACAGAGATTCAGCATGCGTACACACAACGATTCATCCATATCTATGCCGATGGACGCCCCCGTATCTTCTTCTGCTTCGACCTCTTTGTCCCCAGAAAAGAGAGGTTCAGCGATGGCCTCGAATTCAACGCGCCGCATATATTCATGATAGATTGCGGGGAACTGGAACTTAAATTCCTCTAACCCAACCCGATTTAACGCCCAGAGGGCAATGCGTACACAAGGAATGGTCACGAGAGAGGTGAGAATCGACAGTAAAATCGTATCGCCGGCACTCATGACCTTAGATCCATTCGAGAATCCATAGAGAAATGCCGTGACAAAGAGAGAATGGAATTGGATGAGGATCAGAAAGAGGATGCGAAAGGAGCGACTGAGTCTGGGATCAAAGCGCAACATCGCTTGGAAATAGGAATGTTGGATACACAGACGACGGCACGGATTGAACCGGCTTTTTGGCGGGAGAAGAGTTTCGTCACGTTTCTTATATAACTTTGCCGAGGAATAGGGATTATAGCGATAGATAGGTGTATACGGAATACGCGCAAGTATGGGTTTGAATTTATCATGTTTCATGAGAAGATCAACATAGATAGGTCGAAGGGGATAATCAAGAAGGGTCGCGGTATAGACGAGAATAAAGGTGAGCAAGGCAAAAGCACCAAAGATTCCGTACCAGGATGAAAATTTGCGCAATCCTTCTTCAGAATATACGGAAGAGGCCATTGAAAAGACATCCGCATTTTGACTTATAATGCCTTTAATCCGCGTGCTGAAATCAGTCATATGGGTACAATGACAATAGACCATCGACCCATTCCTCTCTGTAACACAGCCGTCGGATTGCCAGGAGGAAAGAGAGGTATTCCAATAGACACATTCAGTAGTGGGACATTGAAAGCTTTGTATAGGACATGAGACATTGACAAAGGAGTCGCCGCAAGGAATCATCCAGGCCGAGCCGACCTTGGTGAGAGCAGGTACGGTAAAAGAGGATCCAGAGCCAAGCAGAACCAGATTGCGGTCACAGAAGAACGTATATTTGGGAGCCGTGACTGGCCAAGCGGTCGTAAAAGGGGTGGAGAGAGAATGAATGGCCAGTTCACTCGAATCGGATCCGAGGGCGCTGAGGGAGACTACGGGGTTGGAGGATTGATCATAGGGATTGGTTGTCCATTGGATTCGGCTCACAAAAGAACCGGGAGCGAGCCCTAACGGAGGAAGACTGATATTGGGTAAGAGGAGAGGCTCTGTTGCGGAAAGAACTTTACTTTGGAGGGAGAAGGTGGGAGTATCGATGGCGAAGGATCCATTCCCTTTCGCTAAGGCGGCGCCAGTGAGAGCATTTAAGGCTCCTTTGATTTGTAATGCATTATACGAGGAGAAGCTCGTGAATAAATCCCGAAGTCCATTAAGTGACAGAGCAGTGAGATTTGGAAGCGAGGGGATATCACCCATACTTCTAGCTGATATTGTTTGACTTTGCGTTTGACTCATCATGGATTGAGAGAGGGTGGCTGTTTGAGAGAGGGTGGCTGTTTGAGACAGAGTGGCAGATTGAGACAGAGTGGCCGATAGAGACAGGGTGGCTGATGCACTCGGGGTGCTGCTTGAGCTTTGACATGCAGAACTCGTTCCTGATACTTTCATGGTGCCACTCGGTGATACACTTGGCGACATCGATGGAACACTGGCGCTTGCGGATGCTGAGGGTGACGGCGATGGTGTGAGTGATCCGCTTTGACTAGGAGAAGAGGAAAGGCTGCTGCGGGTACGAGTTCCACTTTGGGTTCGGCTTACCGTCAATGTTCGAAGAGACGTCCTGCTTGGTGCAGAGGTTGGAGATGCAGTTCCTGAGAAGAAGATCTCAGTGACTTGCATAGAAATTCCTGTGTCAACTACACTAAAGTCGGTGGTAAAGCTGAATGTTGCTGGTGATTTGATTGTGATGTCGCTCAGAGAAAGGGCTCCTGAACCAGTAAAAATAGTTCCGTCTGCATTACTAATCAATAATCTATCACAACATTGTTCTGTAGAAAACGACAAGAACTTGACACGAATGTATCCTGTCAGTGTGATATCTGTTATACAGTTTATACTCAACCCATATTCACTTCCTGGAGGATTCGTCTGGAGAAAGAAATCTGTTGCTGAAATCGTCCCCGTATTACACATCAAGTAGGTGGGTATACCATAGACAAGTATGGGAAGGTAGATAAGGGTAGAAAATATATACCACATTACTATTCTATACGCGATAGATGAATCTGTCTCGCTTCTCCTCCTAGGTAGAATGCAATTTGAGGATGCAAATCCTGCCGATGAAATTATTCCAGGAATATGGTTAGGAAGTTATAAAGCCGCATCAAATCCCCAATGGTTAGCAAATCACAGGATTGGCTGTGTATTTAATTGTACCAAGGATATTGCTTTTCATCCCACCACCCCCATCAAGTATCGTGTGCCTGTGGATGATAATCTGAAAGACGAAGAAATCCGTAATCTCGAACTCTGGTCATATGAGATTGTCTTCAAGATGTTAAAAGAATATAAGAAGGGGAAACCGATCTTGGTGCACTGTGCAGCGGGGATGCAACGGTCGGCTGCCTGTATGGCAATGTTTCTCATTACACTGAAACACATGAAGCCAAATGAAGCGATTGCTTATATACGGTCAAAGCGACCAGTGGCTTTTCGTCCGGCAGTTAATTTTCGAAAGGCAATTGATAGCTTTTACGAGTCATACCAAAAAGAAAAGACGAGTCAGTATATTTAGAAGTACCCTGATTAGATGTCGGCCTCTGGAATGCCGTATTATACAACAGTAACCCGAGTCAAAGATACGATCGATCTTTCCTTGGTTACCTTACCAGCAGGAACAATCTTATTTCGTGGAATTAAACTCCCTACCGATAATCCCCTAGCCTTTTACGCAGACTATTTGGGAACCCCGTCAACGGTGAATGGCAGTCCAACGATGTGTTTAAAACCTACACACAATGTCTTTTTCTACGCACATCCTCTCGTCTGTTTTGGGGCTCATAATGTGGGAGTGACCTTTGATGCTGTGCAGGTCGTTGTCTTAGTAAAAGATGTGAATGTCATCTGTATGATCCGTCCTTCCTCCATGGTGCGTGGTGAAGGAAAGCGCTATTCGGGAAGTGATCCCATTCAACGTTGCTCGAATTTTAAGGAGGCGTGTGGCGAACTGTCTGAGGAAGATATGAAGCGTCTTTCTTATGATAACTGTCTCGATCCTGCGTATCAACGGCGTTCCTCCACACGCGGTTGGATGGCCATTGCGAACCTGGATTCTATTGAACCTGATCTAGCGGAGGAGCCTGAATTAGCTCCTACGATGGCAAAGTATTTACAGGGGCTGGAGAAACGTCAGCCTGGAGTGGGAAGCTTATTGGCGGCCTCGACCTATGTGGATGCCACACGCACGGAAAAAGGGAAACTTCCTCGCACGGGATTTCCAGAGATTGTCTTATATCCCTATGCCACCCCTCCAAATGACACGTCATTACATCAACCTTGCTCCTCTGATACCATGGCGATGGCGCTGTTAGCGAAGCAGGCGAAACGGGACAATCTCTTATATTTACCGCTGGCGACGATCACTGCAAAAGGGATTCTTGATATGATTGGGGGTCACTTTGCGCTTGATCGAGTGAAGACGGGGGGAGATCAGCGTCAGGTCGAAGGGAATGTGACCCGGTATTTGAATACGGCCATGCGCTATGGACTGAGACTCCCCTTTTACGGATCTGGGGCAATGTCCTTTGACAGCCGAACAGGATTTTACATTCTTCCTCAGGTATCTGCGCCTGACTATAGGCTAAATATATTGCCGATGGACACAAATCAGGCGAAAAAGAGGAAAGATGTGATACAAGCGGTGAGAAAGTATTTGATTGCGTGCAGGATGTACACCTCTGACACGTATAAGAAGGATGTTGTGCTTCCCACCGGCACCATTCCGAATTCCTTTATCTTTTCTCGTCCTGTGCTGGTTGTTCCGGTGTTCAAGGCCATCAAGATTGGTTTGCCGAGAGATATGTATGAGTACATCCAGGAAGCGAGCGAGGCATATAAAGCCACGAAGCCGTTGACGATCCGAAAGCCGAGAGAACCCGCACCCGCTTTCGAGATTGGAGGAGCTCAACCTCTAACCCCTGAGTTTGGTGGCCGAACCCCTGAGGTTGCTGCCGAAGGCAAAACCCCTGAATTTGGTGGTCGAACCCCTGAGGTTGCTGCCGAAGGCAAAACCCCTGAATTTGGTGGCCGAACCCCTGAGTATGGTGGCCGAACACCCGAGTTTGGTGGCCGAACACCTGAGGTTGCTGCCGAAGGCAAAACCCCTGAGTATGGTGGCCGAACCCCTGAGTACGCCCCATCTCCTGTGTACAAACCTGAAACTCCTACCATATCGAATAAGGCACAGAAGGCGGTAAAAAATATACAAGAGGGACGCGAAACGCTTCAAGGTGTCATAGGTGGATACGGTAAACCTATAAATCCATATGGATTAACTCAAGAGGAACTTGGTACGGTTCGTCGTACGATTGGTGGAGGGAGAGGGACGAGGCGTAAGAGAGGTCTACGACAAACGCAAAAGATGTCAAAGAATCCTTTACGCCGCTATGCTGAACAAGTAAGTAAGCTCTGGAAAGTCTTTGCAAAGAAAAAGATGACTAAATAGATGGATAAGAAGTATAAACTTACATCCAACAGCGCCATGCAATGGGCGAAACATGAATTAGATCACATTGGTCGTATTGTTGCTGTGGAAGATCCTGATATTCAATATTCATATGCAATGAGTACCGTATATGGAATGTTCCATTTGAAAAAGGCACTTAGCGAGTTAATCAATGACTCTGCGTATTCTGTGCAACGTGAAGATTTACAGAGGACTCTGGATAAAGTCGTGCGAGCCATCAAGCATCTGATTAAGGATTTTTCCCTTGATGTCACAGCAATTCAATCCTTTAACACAAAAAAGATCCTGGGCGATTTATCGGAGTTTCGTCCTGTCGTTATTCCACGGAATGAACCGAGAAACACGCGAAATAATCGTATGAATAGGAATAGGAATGTACGTAACACGAGGAATGCGCCAAAGCAAAGTCTCCTTGGCTTAGGGGTTTTTGGGCTTTGAGCCTATCACATGACATTTCCCCGTGAAAGGAACAAATCCCTTCTTCATGGGAATCATGGAGAAATCGTCTTCTGGCTCTTGCGGTGCAAGAGGAGCAGGCTCAAGCACAGGCACAGGCACAGGCACAGGCACAGGCTCTGCCACAGGCTCTGGCTCTGGCTCTGCATCCGAAATCACATGGATCGCAATATCGTCCCCATCGAGGAACAGGAATGTATCAATTGGCTCGGCATTATCGAGCAAAATCGTATCATCAAGGACATCTAATGGTAATACCTGTCCTTGCTTAATTACTCCTAGCTGTGAGAGGGGACCTTCCAATACGTCACGAATGTCTAGCCAATCAGGGAGAGAGTTTACTCGAAAGGTCAGCGACGTTGCTCTCGGCATACTCTCTGACCGTTCAAAGCGAACAATCTGTTCCCCCGTGACTCCCATGGTATCAAGAAACCACTCAGGAAGCCGCAGGCTCATCCCAGTTGAGCCATCAGGACTATCAAGAGCAATCCGATGCTCTTCACCAGGAAGAGCAAAGACGGCGATCCATCGCATACTTCCCTCAGGAAAATATGAATGAAGCCTCTGGACTAAGGTATTGCTCGGTACGGCTGACCAACTCGAGAAGTTCTTCAGAAGGGTTACGTGGAACATCGTGGACTATCACCGACGCGAAATGTCTTCTTCATTTTTTAGATGAGTGTAGCACCTGCTGCTCCTGATGTTGTTCTTGTTCCAAAAGCAGAAGAACAGCTCCAAGTCAAACAAGACCTTCTCGCTGTAAATGAAGCGATCCTGGTCACAGATCTCGATCCGCCGAAAAAACGAATGCTACAATTACGAGTCAATGGTCTCCTCGCCGAGTATCTCTTTCGCTGCCGTGTCTATTCCTTCACCTTTCATGGTTTACGTATCACCACCACGATAGGATCTCTCATTGTACCCGCTCTCCTTTCGGTACAATATGTGAATGGAAATGTATCAACCCAATCCGCCACCATTGGCGTCCAAGTCTATTGGACAGTCTGGATTCTCTCCCTCTTCGTGACTGTCTGTAACGGTCTCTTGAATTTAATGAAGATCGACAAAAAGTATTATATGATCCATACCTGTTATCAACACTTATTAAGTGAAGTCTGGCAATATCTCCAACTTTCAGGAAAATATAGCGGGCTCTATACCCAAGGTGAGCCGGCAACTCATTTAAATCAATATATATACATTTGTAATATGCTCGAAAAAATACGAATGAAACATATTGAAGAAGAATATTATAAAGTCCTTGAACAAGCCACGTCGCGTCAAGCCGAGTCTCTCATCCCTCCCACTCCGTTCAAGGTCTCCGTGGAAGAAAATTCTACCCCTCCTGTAAATGGGGAGACCACCCTTAGAAAAATTACTCGACAAATTGCCTGATTTAGTCATTATTGAAAATAAAGCCCCTCGCTGCCAGTATGATGCATCCTGTACAAATCCTCCTGTGGGCAAAGAAGCCTTTTGCGACCAGCATTTATCTTACCCCTTAAAGACCCAGCTAAGTGGAAGCGAACCCCCCTATGAACCAGATCGCTGGAATACAGAATTCGTCCAGCGCGTCCACAATTGTTTTGCCTACGCCCTGAATCTCTTATCGGCGCCTCTCGTGGAAAAGTGTAAGAAGGGTATCTGTGATACACATCAACCAGGAGCACAATCACAATGGCCTGATATGAAGGAAAAAACGTGTCCGAATGTGATTGCCAGGATTCTTGGGGATGATGCCTATATTCCTGCAGACTTTACGGATAAATGCAATCCTGGAACATCAATGATTGCGTTTATTGTTGATAAGAAACGTGACTATCACGTCCTTCGGTTAGATGATACAGGATATTTTTCACACAAAGGAGGGCAGGGACCCGCCACGAATCTGGATGCCCAAGGACATCGCATTGCTGATGTGAGGCTAGCTAATTTCGATTATAGTACGAAACCAGATAAATTATTCTATGATCAATTCTGCGGATATTTTTGTATTTCGCGCTCAGGGGTTAAGGCTGCGGTTCCTGCGGGGGGGAGGAGGACGAGGCGGCGCCAGCGCCGGCAGAAAAGTAGGACAAGGCTTCTTCGGCGGAGAAACGGCAAGTAGGATGCGGTTCAAGACATCCACGGAGAATCGTGGTAATAAGAGTCTGATGTGTTTTCCACACAGGTTGAAACGATGGTAAGAGAAGGCATTGTTTTAACAGGTCAAAAAAGACAACCCCAAGCGACCACGTGTCGAACTTCTTCCAATGTTTCGTGTAAAAGCGGATCCATTCCTCAGTTGTCGTTCCTATATAATTCCCAATCAATTCCAATTTACTTTCGACGTAGAAGCTGGTGATTCCTGTATAGGGGAGACCATTCCGAAACACCTCCCTTCCCTTTAACAGCTCTTCAATACAATAATCGACAGGAAGATGATGATAGATTCCATTCTGGATCGATAGTTCAGGTGGCTGGGTAGGGAAATCTGAGGTAAAGGTATAACTGTGACGTTCGATTACTGACTTATCGATAGAATCGCTGCGAAAAGAACTTCCAAAATCAATAAAGCGTAAATATCCATTTTCTTCCAGGATATTTCCAGAGTGAATATCGAAATGGCAGAGTCCCTGTTTATGGAGTAAGGATAATCCGGTTAATAAATGTTTGAGGGAATCTAAGAATAAAAAGGAGGATGTAATCTTAAGATTTCGTAAAGAGATTCCGCTATAGGGAGAGGAAAGTTCGGTAAGATTTTTATTTGTCGAGGAACGAAAGATCTTGCAGTATCCTTCATAGGCCGGCCTCGCCTTTTTGAAATTGCTTTCTTTACATCCAGTATCTTCTTGTACGACAAAGTAATATTGCCAAAGGGGAATACTTTGAATAAGCTTGGATAATTTTAATTCCACTTTTGCATCATGCTTGGTTAAGAGTTTGCGTACTTTTCTCTTCCCGTCGGGTTCACCATCGGATTCGCAGGGAGGGGCAGAGTCTTCAGGATAGACACACCCATACGACCCCTCGGCCATTGGTTGCACGCGTCTTTCCTTTAACATATCTACTACTATAAACATTAGAAGCAGTCGAGAATGTACACAGATATATTTCGACTGATATTTTATGTGACACTCTTCTTTCTTGCCATCTTTACGGTATCAGAAGTCTTTTTTCCACGATATGTACACGAAGGATTTTCCATGCTTCCCACAAGCACTTATTGGAGTACCTTTGCTGCTCCTCGTGTAGACGTAGGACCAGCGAACGAAGACTCCGACTATGTTCGTGATCCGAGATACTTTAACGGATATGCCGACGTCAGTCGTCTTGGTGTTGCGTATGATTTCTGTCGTATGGTGGTGAAAAAGGGGACTGAGGATTTATTCTTTGCCTGCGCCTTGGCTGGTACAGAAAATCTCGATTCCATTGCGTTTCGAACGGGAAAGGTGAGCCAGGGATTCCGTGTGTCAAAGGATGATTATATGCGCGATATCAATAGCGACGGGCGAACAGATTATTGTCGTATTCTTTATGCTAAGGATGGGACATATCAGCCGCTTTGTGTGCGCGCAACGGATAGCGGATTTGATGCGCGCGATGTGGTCGATCCGAATCCTCCTGAAGATATTCTTCAGCTGCTGAGTTTTTATGAAGGCTGTGAACTCTGGCTGCGCTTTGATCATTCTCTAGATGATATTGTTCAATCTGTCAATGTTCAGACGGCAGGAAAGGTGGCTGTGGATGAAATGCCGGCAGCGACGGCGGATGGCGTCTCCTTTAACGGGGTCAATCAATATTTGCGCATTTATGATGAACCAGGATTAACTTTGGGAACCATTGTTCCCTTACGATCCATTCGTGCGTGGATGGTCTGGGTCTATTATGATGAATTTACCAATAATGCAAAGATCTTTGATTTTGGGAATGGTCCCAATGCAGATAATGTGTTTATGGGGATTCTGGGGAAGGGAGATTATGGGACACAGAGCGTAAATGATTCGACCGTACCGACGGAACCATCGGGTCAGCAACAGGTCGAAGAAACAACTCCGAAACGACTGATGGAAACGAGCGAAGCGAACCTCGATTTTGAATGTAAGGGAATCGAGGTGTTCCCGAGGAAACTCCCTCATTCGACGGTGAGTTCTGGTCAGGTGGCGACGAATAATGCGACCTTACTCTATGAAGTGTGGGATAAGTCTTCCAGGAAAATGAGACTTACTGTCAACAATGTGATTCCATTGAAACAATGGACGCATATTGTTATCACGGCAGATTCGCAGGACGCGTTTCGTCCGGCATTGAATGTCTTTGTCAATGGGGTTTCCGTCTATACAAAACTGGATGGCTGCCTTCCCTCCACCGATATCATGACGAACTGTTTTATTGCCAAGAGCAATTGGAGAAGCACCACCTTGTATAGCAATCAAGATACTCTGTTAAAGGGAAGTCTGTTTGACTTTCGCGCGTACAGTGTCCCTCTGTCTGAAGATCTCATTCACCAATCGTATTCCTGGGGGAAGGGGAAATTGGGCATTAGCACGGAGCTCCCATAATATCTCCGCTCCAGTAGAAATGAACAAGAGAACCACCAAACGCAAGCTTTCCCCAGGACTCAAGGCATGGAATGAGAAGGTGATGAAGCACTTCAGGAATGGGAGGAAGACCAGGGGCAAGAGCTACACCCTGAAGATGGCGATGAGGGATGCCAAGAAGTCCAAGTAAAGACTCATGCTCATGCTCATGCTCATGCTCATGCTGGTGCTGCTGCTTTCTTCACTTTCGGTTTCGGAGTTACTTTGTTAAAGGAACTCCATTGCCATGTGCCTGTGATCTGTGGCACAGAACACTGCTTCATGCGACTAATATTCATCAAGGCATCATTCACATAGGTGCGCAGAGTCATAAAGGATTCGACACAGATCTGCATGCGCTCAGATAAAGTCGATTCACCATCAACTAAGGCGTTTAATAAGATTGTACTTGTCGTCACAAACATCTCTAACACCGCCCGAATGGCATTATGTTTCAGTCGCTTCGTCTCGCGCTTCACAAGTTCTGCTTTCATATCTTCCTTGCTAATTTCCTTCATCAAGTATTTCACTCCCAAATCGCCATTATCCTCGACACGGAATCGTCCTTGATATTGAACAATGCGTTGATCCTGGATTTCGGCTGTGATCCGATGAAAGGACAGAATGGCTTTGCTGTGCTCTGAGTCCTTGATGAGACGGAAAATACGGTTATAGGGAGGAATTCCCCCGCAAGGAACATCACCGATATTCCTGGGCGCCACCCCATTCCCTGCTTGACGTAAAAACTCGTAGTAATGAGGATTATGAACGACGCCGTTTACAATCTGCCCGGTTGACCAGGAGAAGGCTGTGTGACAGTCGGTGCACCACATTTGATCGCAATTTTTTACAATTGTTGTATCAGGTAATAAAAATTTATGGTTATTATCCAATGTCCATCCATAATACGTTCCTCTCCCCACCTCTGTTACGGTAATAGAGGATTTTCTCCAATCTTTATTTGGAGTACTATTCACACACCTTTTTCGCGGAAGTAATGTGGGTATTTCAGATAAGTTCTCTCCAGAAATACTAATTCGCATCTGATCAGAATAATCCTTTGAATTACCCCCATTAAAAGAAATATTTTTCTTTTTTAATATATCAATACTTACAATAAACCCTAATGATAATGCTAAAAATTCTAGCTGTTTTGCGATTTTATGATTTGACTGTGGGATTTGAATACGTTTACCATTTGTACTAACATACCCATCTGTGTCAATAAATCCAGCAAGAAGTTGTAAACGAGACTGGCGATCATTAACAATATAATCAATTGGAATATGCTTATTTCGTATCAAATTGTATTTTTCCAAAGAGTCCTTTAATTTATTTTTTGTTGACTTTATAGTATTTTGTTTCGAGTTTTCCATGATAGGTAAATCGCATAAGTTACATTTTGCCTTTTGACATCCTTTACATGTAGAGCTAGAAGATCCCTTCCCTATTGCTTTACGTGTATTTAATATACTAGCTTTACGTATTCTAAATCTGTATATATCATCGTGTACTAATTCCGAATTATTCCTTTCACACCAATCAAGAAGATAATGTATTAATTCTGGATCTTTACTTGGACAGCAAGCAAAATCAGTTCCATTATTTATACCATCACCTAGCCATGCTCCCATCATATATGGTTCTAAATGAACCGATTTAGCAGGCCAATCTATACCATTTCCTTTTATTCCATATAGTTTATTTTTCATGCAAGTAGAGAGTTTCATATAGTCATCTACTATAATATCTGTATGTATACCTTTATTTGATTTTAGACATAGTGTATGTTTACTATTGACTGTGTAAGTTACACCACGACTCTGAGTAATCTCGTACATCATATCTTCCCCAGAGCATAAGCTCTGAACAGTACGCTTTGTCCCATCGTCTCCAACAAGTTCATCGCCTACCTGAATAAATCTGGCCTCTTGTATGCTACCATCCCACAATAAAATAGGAGTAGATCCAGAAAAGCAGCCGTCGATCTTACTGATCCTCTGCCCGCACTTGGGACAGCCCTTGGATTCCTTGATAATCAGCGCCACACTCTCCTTTTGCCCAGGATCACACGTGTGCTCAACGTCCTTCTCGGGACCCTTGATAACAAGACAGTCAGGGCACGCCCAGAGTTGGCACGTCCCGCATTTATACGCTGTACTGAGAAAGCCACGACACTCTTCAGCAGGACACTTCATGATAAATTTAGCTCGTTCCTGCTTGTCTCCTTGATTCACCGTCCACGCAGGAGGGTCTCGCCCCTCGGCTTCCGCGGCATAGCGAATGACTTGTGAGCGCTCATGATTATAGCGAATAAAGATCTTCTTACGTGCAACTTCCAAGGCACTCAGTTCATCACACATCGCTTTCAACGCCGCCGAGTGTTCCCGCATCTGCAGAGTCGCTTCCACCCTATGCTGACGAGTGGGAAGAATAGATAATTCCCGCTCAATCAAGATATCTTCGCGATGCTTCTTATAGTTTCCCGTGCGAAAGGACTTGGTGAAATTCAGATCAAGGAAATCATCATTCCACTCTTTGCGACAGCTCATACAATGCGGATCAGAGACGGTCGATAGTAAATACCGCTTCACACAGTTCACACATGACTTATACTCACAGTAGGGACAGTTCAGTTGTTTTCTCAATTGAACTGTATATTCTGTACAACACGTTTCGCAGAGACTCATTCTATGCTAGACGTGGCTCACTTCTAAGCCTGCTCGCGCCCCTGCAAGCCCTTCACCGTGCTCTGCAAGCTCTGCACTTCCTCACATAACTCTTTAACCGAATCAACGAGAACCGCAGTCACATTGGCATAACAAATACTCTTTTTCTTATCCTCTGAGGAATCCGTATTGACCAGTTCAGGGTATATGGTTTCCATTTCTTGGGCAAGAAAGCCGATCTGTCGCTTCGTATCACCGATCAAGGTGTAATAGACAGGATTCATCTTCTTCACCGCAGATAAACTATTCGATAAGGGGACAATATCCGTCTTGTAGCGAGAATCAGAACTCTGGGCAACCCCATTTACGGTCAACGTTCCTCCTGAATATGTGAGACCAGATGATGAGGTATAATAGGTTCCTGAGGCATCCGCAAAAATAAGTCCATTTTGCGCTGCTTTAGTAAAGATCGTCCCTACATTTAACTCATTCACATTCATTGCCTGGGATGTAATAGTTGTCTTGCTGATACTGCGAATGGTCTTGTGTCCTGTATCTGCCACGTACAGAGTGGATGACGCATCAATGGTGAGCCCGTTTGGTTGATAATAATTCGCTAGTGCAATATTTCCAGTCGTAATAATGGATTGATCAGCAATTGTTAAAGAGTTTGATCCAGAGATGGTGGAGACTTTATAGGACGATTGGAGAGGGGTAATTTTACGCAGGGACATGGTTCCTGAATCGACCACGTAGACGTATTGTGTAGAATCAACAACAATGCCAGCGGCGTTTGAAAATCTGGCCACATCTCCCGCCCCATCAATAATCGTGGATGATCCTGTGGCTGCTCCAGCAATAGTCATAACATTACTCGTGAGTAAGTTAATTTTACGGATTGCCGTTCCATCAGAGACGTAGAGATTGCTTGACGCTGGATCCACGGCCAGAAAGGTGGGATTAAGGAACTGCGCAGCTGTTCCAATCCCATCAGCAAGTCCTGTCGTACCAGATCCTGCAAAGGTTGATACGGTGCTTGGTGATATGACACGAATACACTTATTACCAGTATCAGCAACATAAAGCAGACCATTCGCAAGGGCGATTCCTGATGGAGAATTAAATCTTGCAAATGCATTCGCTGCATTGGAAAATCCTTGAACACTCCCTGCATATACAGTAAAGGTTCCCGTTATAGCAGTTGGGCTGAAGGTGAGTGTAGCCGATACGATTTGATTTGCGGATGAATTTGTCATATAGAGAATTGAATTGGAACCATCGTAGGCGAGAGAGTGAGGGTTTGTAAACCCTGAGGCTAAGAGTCCTGCTGGATCACCATTCATCGTATAGCGGATTGTATTTGTTAATTGATCCGTAAAGAAGACAGTGCTATTCGTTTGTGCCCAGGTGAGACCGAAAGGTTTGATTTGATCGGAGGTTAAATGGGTGCTAATGGTTCCTGGGTTGACTTGGGCATTTTCTTGTAAGGCAATCAGATTTGTTGTCACGGTTGGATCATTGAGAGCTGATCCGGTGAACCCAGTATTGCTATATACGATAGGAGTGATAATGACTGTGGTTGTACCCGTTAGACCTGTGGAACCCTGAGGACCCTGTGCACCTATGACACCTTGAGGACCCACGAGACCTGCGGGACCCGTGGCTCCCGTGGCTCCTGTGGGACCCGTTGCCACTGAGGCGGAACCTGTTGGACCCACTGCCCCTGTGTACCCCGTCCTTCCTGTTGGACCCGTGACGGTTGAGGGAATACCCGTTGGACCCGCAGCTCCTGTTGGACCCGTATTACCTGTATATCCCGTTGAACCTGTGTATCCTGTGTATCCTGTATATCCAGTGAGTCCTGTGTCTCCTATCATTCCCATGGGTCCAATCGCTCCCGTTGGTCCTGTCATGGTCGAGGCTGGACCTGTCATTCCCGTCGCCCCCGTTGGACCAGTGGGACCTGTCAAGACTGAGGTAGCCCCAGTGGGACCCGTAGCCCCCGTGGGACCCGTTCCCCCTGTCATCCCTGTAACAGTTGAGGTTGGTCCCGTCACTCCCGTAGGACCTGTATATCCCGTTGATCCTGTTAGTCCACGTGGACCATTGTATCCTCTAATCCCAGTTGGTCCCGTATATCCAGTATATCCAGTATATCCTGTGTAACCGGTGTACCCTGTCCATCCTGTGTAACCAGTCGTTCCGGTATCACCGGTGACACCCGTATACCCAGTATATCCTGTGTAGCCCGTCGTTCCTGTATATCCCGTCCCTCCTGTCCATCCTGTCACCGTTGAGGTTGGACCCGTGGGACCCAGATCTCCCGTATACCCTGTCGCTCCAGTGGGACCCGTGACGGTCGACGTGGGACCCGTGGCTCCTGTTGCTCCAGTATTGCCCGTGGCTCCTGTGGGACCTGTGACAGTCGAAGTAGGACCTGTGGGACCCGTGGCTCCTGTATACCCCGTACTTCCCGTCCACCCCGTGACAGTCGAGGTAGGACCCGTGGGACCCGTATACCCCGTCGCCCCCGTTGGTCCTGTCACGGAGGATGCATTTCCCGTAGGACCCGAAGCTCCAGTTAACCCCGTAGGACCAATATATCCCGTGGGTCCAGTCCATCCGGTAAGTCCTAACCAATAGGCTCCTCCCGTTCCATCTGTCGTCAAGAATTGAAAGGGAGGATAGCGAGTGTTTGATGGACCTAGAGCGAAAATTTTTCGAAGTGTAATCGCATCTGCATCAATAAACGGGATGTTTCTTGACATCTTCTATTGATACCCCTATTTTATACGTAAACTACACGTACTTCATGCGAAACGAGAATCATTTAACACAACAGATGACTCAAGGGGGAGGACTTTTACAATTAGTGGCAAACGGAAAACAGGATGTCTTTCTCACAGGAAATCCCCAAGTCACATGGTTCAAAATGGTGTATCGCCGTTATACAAACTTTTCTATTGAATCCTCCAGCATTCCCTTTGACACCCAACCCGATTTCGGTCGTCGCTTAACCTGCTTGATCCCGAAAAAGGGAGATTTACTGGGTCCCTTGTGGATAGAAGTGACTCTCCCGGCATTAAAGGACTCTGTTACAGGAGCACCTCTTTCCTATACAAATGCTATTGCCCATACCCTGTTACAGGAAATATCTTTCGAAATAGGGGAACAAGAGATCGATAAACAAACTGGAGAATGGATGGAATTGTGGTCAAATTATACAGTGACGACGGATAAGCAAGATGCTTGGTTTGAAATGATAGGAAAAGTACCAGGGGCAAGTCAGGGCAATGCACATTCCGATATGGTAGGATTATATGGACCTGTGAATTTATACATTCCTTTACGATTCTGGTTTTGCAAAAATCCTGGGCTGTATTTGCCCTTACTTGCTCTTCAATATCATCCTGTACGATTGAATGTTACCCTTCGCCCATTAAATCGAATGTTCGTCAATGATAATCCTAATACTATGCCTTGTGATGTGAGCGCTGCATCGGTAAATATAACATCAATGCAATTATATGGAGATTTTATTCATTTGGATATCGAGGAGAGACGGCGATTTGTAACAAATTCTCATGAATATTTAATTGAACAAGTTCAATATACATCGTCCTATCCGATAGAATCAAGTGCACAAACGGTGCAAATTCCGATGGAATTTAATAATCCTATTCGTGAATTATATTGGATAGTTCAACGTGATATGGCAGTAAATGCAAATCAGTTCTTTAATTATACAAATTATACCGTTGGAGAATATGCAGCTTCCTATCAGAATTTAATTACTACCGCTCTTATACGTATTGAAGGATATGATCGGTTTGACATTCGAAACGCTGATTATTTCCGTTTAGTGCAGCCGTTTCAGTATCATACGGTGGTTCCCATTAATGATTATGTATATTCCTATTCTTTTTGTTTCCGACCAGAAGATATTCAACCGAGCGGATCCTTGAATGCGAGTCGCTTAAATACCATAACCTTGCAATTAGAATTAAATACGATGGTAACTCCTCCTCGTGGGACGGCGAATGTGCGAATCTATGCATTAAATCATAATATTTTACGCATTGTGGATGGATTTGGTGGTATTTTATTTCGTGTATAATATCAATGGTGTTGGAAACCCCTCAACTAATCAAAGAGGCAACGGCAGGATCACATCTTGCTGTGTGGGGAGAACCTCATTTTACACAGTCAGGGATGTTCTGGTTCACCCTCTTCTTTGGATCCATGGGATTACATCATGTTATGTTACGTGCACCTTTGATTGCATTACTCTTCTTTTTAGGAAATGTACTAACCTCTGGCTATTGGTTCTGGTTTGATCTTCTTCAGCTGTATCTCACTGATACGGAAGAGTTAAATAAATATGGACTGGGCTCTCCTTTCTTATTCGAATATGGAGTGGCTGTGGGAATGTGGCAAGGGAAGGGGCTTCGAACGGTTGGATCGAATGCCCCTGGGAACGTTGCTACTGGTAATGTTGCCCCTGGGAACGTTGCTACTGGTAATGTTGCCCCTGGGAACGTTGCGAATACTCCTCGTAATGTGCCACAAAAGGGAGGATATCGTCAGTGGGGTGGTGCATCAAATGCTCCTGGAGAAAAGGAATCCGAAAAAGATACAGGTGATTTGAAATATACCGCTGGTAAATATGCAGAAAGTGCGTTAAAGATAGTTCTTGATTGGGTGATGTCGAAACGGAAAGATCCAGAACCTAAGATATATGATTGGGATAAGCGGGCTCAAAATTCATGGACATTTTCTTGGTGGATCTTTTTGTTTATCTTATGTACTCCAATAGGTCCTCTTGCATCGATTATTGCTGGAGATATGTGGAGTGCCATCTTCCACTGCAGTCCATTCTTTATGTTCTTTTCCATTATTGAAAGTCTCTATATGTTATTTTTTCCTATGGATATCTTTATCAATGGTGTATCTCGTCCATTTCCATTTCCACAAATGTTTACATCCATTGATGTGGATGGGCAAAGTACATTTATTCAACGCACAAAAATAGCCCCCCCCGATCCTGATGCTGCTTATAAATCGTTTGAACCCTTTATTAACCTTTACAAACAAGGAATCGGTGTGATGGAGGGATTAGCTTCTTATATTCCTCTTGCTGCAGGAGGAAGACTTGGAAAGGCAGCAAGTGACATTGCGAAAGCATCTATAATTACTGCGGAAGCTGGAGCTGCGAAAGTTGCTCTACCAGTGCAAAAGGGTGGAGGTAAGCCCTCTCCAGATACGAACTCCCTCGTCGCAGCTATTGCTTCTCCAGACACTATTGCCCTCGGCATAATTGGTGCGGTTATTGGCTCTGGATTGCTTCTTGCACTCAGTAGAAATGTCATTCAAGGAAACGATGACTCCCCTCCTAACCCAAGAGGAATTTGAAGCAATTCATAAAGGAACCTTGACCAAGCCCGTCTTGATCTACTTTACGGCAAAGTGGTGCAGTCCGTGCCGCGCCTTTGACTGGGACTCGATCAAGGATTCTCTCGGCGGATACAGTTTGTATCTGTGCGACGTCGATGAGAACAATTATACACCAGGATATTGCGGCGTCCGCGGTATCCCCAACTTCATGGTGATTACCACAGAGAATGCCATCAAGGGACCCTTCCAGACTTCCCAGTCACCCAAACTCCTGGAATGGTTAAACGAAAAGGGCAAGAGTAGTTAGATGGACTTTATTATCGTAGGTACCGGTTTAGCAGGATTACATTGTGCTATGAAATTATCACAAAAATATCCCAAGAAGAAGATTCTTCTCTTAGAATCCTATACTTCCCCTGGAGGGCGCGTGGCTACCGTTCATAAGTCCCTCAAGAAAGAGTCGCATAAAGAAATTCACTGGGAAGCTGGTGCTGGACGTATCGCCACCTCACATCCCCTCATTTCATCTTACTGTGATCGATACAAGCTTACACGATTTCCCATTTCAAATGAAAGTCTCTATGCGGATGCGAACGGCTTACATACAAATGTCTGGCACACCATCGTAACAGTGATTAAATCGCTTCTCACTAAAGTTCCGAAAGAGAGCCTGGGATATTATACCGTCGAAGAGATTCTGCGCAAATATTTACAAAAAGAGGTGGTGGATGATTTCCTGTCCTATTTTCCGTATCGTTCTGAAATGATTACCATGCGCGCCGATCTGGCCTTCTCGAAAGAATTCTCCAAAGGCGAAACCTTTTACGGAATTAAGGAAGGATTGAGCGCCATCACGGATGGGATGCTGAATGAGATTCTTGGTCGCGGAGTCACCGTCCTCTACGAGCATAAGGTGACAGGGGTAAACTCGACGAAAACGTTTCCTATGGAACTCACGGTCAGAACTCCTCTTGGGTTAAAGATGTTCAAGGCGCAGAAGATCATCTTTGCGGTACATGCAAATGCCTTGCGAAAGATCCATCCCTTTTCTCGCTATCCTATCCTCAATCATTTGGCCATGACCCCTCTCTATCGTATTTATTCCATCTTTCCCAAGGTAAACAAAAAGGTCTGGTTTGAAGGCATGCCGAGAATCGTCACCCGTAATCCATTGCGTCATATCATTCCTATTCGCGCCGAGTCTGGACTCATCATGACCTCCTATACGGATGCGGATGATACAGAGGTGTGGCATGCCTTTAGCAAAAATAAGGATGCCTTGAACAAAGAACTGGTCAATCAATTACAGATCTTATTTCCGTCAAAGACAATTCCAATGCCGACGCATACCTCGACGCACTATTGGGAGGATGGATGTACGTATTGGAAACCTGGTTCCTATGATCCTGGTAAAGAGTCGAGAGCCATCATGCGCCCTTTAACAAATCTCCCCGATGTATACGTGTGTGGAGAAAGTTATAGTCTCAAACAGGCGTGGATGGAAGGAGCGCTTGAACACGCGGATGCCTTAATTCACCATTACTTTCACCGGTTCTAATGCGTTTTTTTCGAACGGAGGAATAGAATGGCAAATCGCATGGGTAAAATAGTTCCCATGAGTGAGGCGACAAATCAACCCTTGCTCTCTGGTACTTATAGCATACCTATATATAAAACCGCGGAGGACGATACATTGGGCTTTTTTATACGCTCCGAAGATGTTATTATGTACAGACCTAATCCGACAAAAGTCGCCACAAAGTACTTTTTTTACGATATAAGTAAGGAGGCTCGAGTAGTAAAGGAGGTCTTTCCAGGATCTGAAAGCAAATTTATGATTAAACTGTCCAGTTTTGGAACACAGGAAGCTTTCGACGCAGCGAAAGCGAAAGTTGGTGGTCGTAGAAAGAAAACTATGCGTAGGCGCAGGCGCAAGAATCGCACGAGACGCTAGGGATTAGTGCACTAGAGTAGATATGGTATCGAAAACAAGAAAACGTAAGGTGACAAAAACAAGCCGAGTCTCAGAGGAATCCGTTTGGGGAAAAAATCCTAAGCTTGAACGCTTCTGGGGTGACTTGGCTTCCGGGAAACGTGTCGTCATTGTATACAACGATAAAACACATGAACATATTTCATTACCCAATCGAATGACCAAAAAATATCATACCGTCTTGGCCGAATTTGAGGAAGATCCGACTATAGTCGCGATTCTATCGAGCAACATGTCTCAAGATGCCTACGAACTATATCTGTATCCAAAGGCAAAGAAGGCGTCTGTGGAAGAAGTTATCCGCAACTATACAAAGTATTTCAAACCACTGATGCCTGGTGACAAGCTTAGAGTACCATTCTAGGAAGGTTTTCCCGCGCATCCCTAGATGGCCTTAGCCCTGTTCCTTTTTCATATCCTCGTCGTCTTTCCTCTCCTCTTTTACATTGCCTTTTTCCGTGGATACGTACCTCTCTGGGTCTATCATTCCCTAGCCATTCTCGGCTTAGTGATTATTCTGTATCATTTATACAAGGCCGTAAAACGCTGGAAGGAAAACTCCCCCTTTCTTTGGGTGAATATCATGCACATTCTCTTTGTTGGACCACTCCTGGTCTACATCGGAAAAAATGACTATAACACACCAAAATGGGCATTTGAAGTCCTGGGATTAGGAGCCTTTGCTGCCTTAGGATACAATCTCTATCAATTGATCCTCATGGTGAGTAATATGCGAACGTTTCTTCCGGATACACTTTACGACAAGCCATCAGACAAACCCAAACCCTCCTGAATCTCCTGATCGGCCAGCATATCGGGGGGAAGACAGTTGACAACGTGGTAGACAAACGACGGCTTACTTTTGAACGAATCCCCGCAACATGTACATTGAATCTGTCCATCTTGCGTTGTTCCGAGAAGTGCATTCACCTCCTCGCTCATATGCTTCAGCAAATAATGACTCCTGAGCTGCCCGCGAGTATTCGAGGCATAGTCGCAAGAGTCGACGGGACAGACATGCTCCTTTGGCTTCTTCACTGAATGTTCAGGGTGACGCGATAGAATATGACTATCTAGATTCTGCTTGACCGCAGACTCGTAGGAACAATGCTTGCACTTGTGCTTGAAGGTTCCGTAATGCTTCGCCTTGATATGCTCATGCACGGATGAGATATTCTTCAGAGGGCGGACATAGTCACAGTGGGGGCACTGGACATTTCCATCTGCGGTACGAATGTAGGTAAAGCGCTTCCTTTCCATGGGACTCATCTCACGGGCGCCGCCCGCGTTCAATTTTTTCACCCCCCAAAAAATGATTTCCTCACAGCCCCTCTCGACTTGTCCACATGAGCTGGATCGCAGGAACTCTCGAACTGACCTCAAAGGTTCGGTACGGAATTTCGAGTCATGGCCATCCTCTCTTTCGCTTCATCCCCTATGACAAACGGTGGGCGCCTTTTGCCGTTGCTTCCAGTATCCGCGACTTTAGTACGAATGTCCATGCGATTATTGAACCTATGGAAGGGACACGTGGATCCATTGTACAGCTCCTGGGAAAGCCTAGCGAGCATACGGAGAAAACCCTCTTGCTCATGAGTTATGCCTATGACAGTAAGAAAGAGCTTCGAAAGATTCTTCCTTCTCCCGCCCACCCATTCCTGGATGAGCCGCGAGAGGTGGTGGATGGCTATACCTTTCATATTGATCCTCCAGGATGTAAAGACGTGGATGACGCGTTTACGGTTGTTCGTGAGGGGACGGGCTGGAAGATCTATATTCACATTGCCGACGTCGCATCCTGGGTTCCCCCTGAATCAAAGACGGATCAGATGGCTAGGCTACGCTCCACCTCCTTTTACTCCACTGAGGGCGTGGCACTGGCTCCTATGTTTCCTCCCACGATTGAAGAGTCGGCCTCGCTTCTCCCTGGATCCCGTAAACCTGCCCTCTCCCTGATCCTTTCCCCTGGAGAAGAACCTCAATGGGCAAAGACTCTCATTCAATGCCAGAAGTCGTTCACGTACGATGAGGCCATGCAAAAGGTCAGCACCATTCCTGAGCTGGCAGCGTTGAGAGACTTTACTGGCGAATCGGATTCTCATCATTGGGTCCAGGAGCTCATGATTCTCTATAACACCACCGTGGGGTCTCTCTTGCGGAAAGAGAGAAAGGGGATTCTTCGCCGGCATTCAGGAAAGAAGCAGACGCTCCTTGATACGATTGGGCTGGCAGGGCTCTCCGCGTTTGGCCTGGCGGCGGCAGAATATGTGGATGCGCGAGAGGAGAATGTGGTTCATCATGGATTGAGTCGCGAGGCGTATGCATATGCCTCCTCTCCTATTCGCCGATACTGTGATCTGGTGAATCAGAGAATTATCAAGGAGATTCTGGGGTCTCCTCCTTACGAGGTTGATATTCCTCAGCTAGTTCTCGAGTTAAATCGGCGGCAAAAGCAGGAAAAGTCATTTACTCGTGATATCTTCTTTATGAATGTCCTCTCTGGTCCCGTGAGAGAAGTGGAGGGGACTGCCGTGAGTGAGAAGCGAGTCTGGATTCCTGAGTGGAATCGGGCAATTACTGTCAAAGGGGTGAGCCAGGGAGAGACGTACAAGATCACCTGGTATGAGAATCCGAACCTGCCGCATTGGAAGGATAAGATCGTGTTTCGCGCAGAAAAAAGTGAACGTTCAGTCGAGTAGCTCAGGAAGTCCATGGACGCCATTTATACTATGCTTGAGACGAGGTGCAACAGGGCAAACTTGGATACGGCAAAGTCGTATATCGAGGTTGTCACAAAGAAGGGGGTGACGACGGAACGAAAGGTGGGTCGCTTTGTCCGTTCGTATCGCACGGGGTCAGGCGATGGGATGACGATGCATTGGGAGTTCAATTTGGATGGGGTAATTCATACGGTGGAAGATTCATTCTTTGGAACAGTGGGTGGTGAGGAACTGGTTTGGTACAAGGAGTGTTCTTGATACTTAATCTAGTGTATCGTTAGACATGAAAAAATTACATTTGATTGGAATTTCCTTACTGGTAATCGTATGGTGGGTTGGAGTATGGGGATGTATTGAAACCATGGTGCACGGCTATGCAAAAACCCCCCACCATGCCTTCTGCATCTATTTTTCATTAATCGCCTTCGTCCTTGCCTTTTTCGTGTTTAATCCAAGTCTGTTTGATAAGGTAATTGAACAAAGTTGATGACGAACTTCTCCCGGATCTTAGTCCCTACATGTCACGCAGTGTGTCTGATCTGT